GTGCCAATATTGTCTCCTAGCGTAAAAGTACGCACATATTTAAGTATATGCGTATCTACGACCTAAGTCAACTGGTTTACTTACAAGTTGTAGTCAGCGACAATTCAATTTTGCTAGATTTCTTAACCAGATTAGCCATCTCTGAATTTGGTGCAACTGTAAGATGTACGGTTGTATTTTCAAAGGTATTTCCGTGTACAGAAAACAAATTCTTAAATTTATTAGAATGCGTAAACGCTTCTTGTGTTAAAAAACATTGTGTATAAATTTCTTTGTTATCATCGTTGTACAACGTTACATTAATCTTTGGAGGAATTGACAGTCGATTATAAACTTGGGTAGCCAGTACTCGATCTCGCAAATAAAATGTTGATGTGGTATAATAGTAGTCGCCAGGATTTAATTTTTTGATGGCAATTTGCTCTCGAGCAACATAACACATACATGACAAACTATAGTATTCCGGACCGTCTTGTACTACATCCAATGCTTCTTTTAAGGAATCTAAATATCGTTGATTCCATTTAATTTGTGCATTAACTGATATCGAAATGTTTCTATATGAATCAACAGTTACTTCTGTTTTACCTTGCTTTAATTCAAGAGCATGTTTTGGAAAATCGTTAAGGATTTTGTTTATAAATTTATCAGCACTGGTTCTCTCTTCGGAGTACGACTGTATTTGAGTTCCGATGCGCTCTCCGTCAATGTCTTTAACATCTTTGCCTGCTGACAGTTTGTGTTCTGCCATTTTGCTAGGACGAATCCACACGTCCATAACCAATACAATTTCTTTACGGGCAGAATGCGTTTTTAAGATTTCATATTTGTCGACATACCCTGCACTATAGCTTGCAATTTCGTTTTGCGTTATTTTGTTATTCTTAACTTCTTTATCGCTGAGGATAACAGAACCAGAATAAACTTCAATAGCTGAACGAAAGCCAGCCTGCATAGCTGATTCAGTTGTTGCGCCAACACCCGTGACCCTAATTGGATTAGGGTCTTGAGCAATAGCAGACAATGAAAACAGTACTGCAATTACAGTAAGTAACGATTTCATTGGAATTTCTTACGAAGCATAGTAGCAGTACGGTCGGATTCAAGATCCCATCGAACAACAACCTTAACTTCTTGATCACCCGTAATGTCTTGATTAATTACCTTAAAACCTCGCAAAATAGAGCGAGAGTTTGCACGAATTGTGTTTGTCACATTGTGTGCTGTATCATTTGAGTTTTCACGTGCTGATACATTTTTTGCTTCTTGATCAGACATTTCAACAGTCTGGCCGTTAGCGGCACCTTTGTTAATTCTGTCTTGAGCTTTTTCAATATTTTTAGCAATGGTGCTAGTTACACGATTACTAGTAACTTCTTCAGTAATAAAGTGACTAACGTTTGCTTTTGCCTGCATTTCTGCACGGAACAAACCTGTGCGAAGATTATTGGTACTGTTGCCATTTGTTGCCGCAACACCGACTGCTTCAATAGCAACAATATCACAGTCAGATTTCCAAGGCTTGTACCACGCACAGTTAGTTTCAATCTTAATACCTTCTGCCACAAAAGATGTAGAAAGTTTCTGATTTCGAATTGGCTCATCGCCGTTAGTAACAGGCTTAGATGCACAACCTGATAATACTGCGATAACCGCTACTGCTGTAAGTGTGTGTTTCATTTCAGTTTCCTAATAAAGTTAACGAACAATACTAGTATATGACAAAACCATCCAAAGAGCAAGAGTTTCTGGTAAAATCTTTTTGCCAAAAAAATAGACTCCGAAGAGCCTATTTTGGATTTGGTAATATTAACCTGTAGCCAATGTGCGTACTGAACGACCAATTGCGGATCCAATTCCAACTGGGGTGCCAGTTCCGTCAATTTGGACAGCATTGTCATACTTTAATGTTAATGTAATATCGATTGGATCACTGCTGGAATAATCTGTATTTGAATATACACTATTTTGGACGTAGCATCCGTACAGTTCAAATGTTTCTAAAACAGTTGGCTCGTTTGCTCCGTTGCCGCCGTCAAGAATTTCGATTTTGGTTACAAACTTGTAATCGATTCCAGATGCCGCCGAACTTTGTTCGAAGAAGTCAAACTGCTTCTGTAGTTGTTGGCCGACTAATCTGCTGACTGCGCCTGTTACATCGTCGCGTACTACTAATGTAACATCAGACCATGTGTATTTGCCAGCATAGTTAATTTTGCTGTTGTATACATGTAGCTCAATGTTATCAAAACTTACACCAGGACGAGTAATATTCATTACCTGCTTAGTCAATTCTGTAGTTGGCTTTTCAACGCCAAAATTTTCTAATGATACTCTGAAGCGATACTTCAGTTTAGGCATCAATAGGCCCTGGGATGTAGCACTCTGTCCGCTAGGAAGAGGTACTGTAAATTTACTTAAACTAGAAATTGCCATCTAGATGCTCCTTGTTTGTATTTAATTTTATCTACCTGCCGCGATGTCACCAGTATTCTTCAAACGTAGCGGAATATAAATGAATTCAACTGCTTTTACTGGTTCAATTGCGATATCAACATAAAGTTCATTACGATCAATTCTTGCAGGTGTGTTGTTTTGCTCATCACACTGTACAATAAAATCATATAGAGCACGTTGTCCTACTAATTCAAGTAATAGACTTTCTGCTGTTTGTTTAATTTCGTTTCTTGTAATTCTATCGTTTGGTTCAAACAAGAACGGACGAGCCAACAAATCTAGTTGACGGCGTAGATATGCAACTAATCTAGAAACGTTAATTCTATCTAAAGAACTTGCATTCTTTGCTCTAGTCCTTTGACCAAACACTACTAGGCCTGCGCCAGGTAATGTTGCAATAGGATTAATTTTAACATCTTGTAACACACCACGTAGGCTTTCAGGTAACGGTGATTGTTGGAATTCACCATTCTTTAGATAACCAACTGCGGTAGCATTATCTACACCACCGCGACGTGTACCTGCCGGAGCAAACCATGGATAACTCTTTTGATCGCTCATTGTCATTGTTCTTAAAACCATATGGCTTGGCGGAACAACAATGTTATTTCCTGTATTATCTGTAGTAAATCCGCTTGGATAGAACATACCTAAATATTCATCAAATGACACTGCGCCAGTTTCGCCGTTATCTAAGGCTGCATTAATGCCGCCCCATTGGCGTAGGGCAGTACCGTTAGATGCTAGACGGAATGGTGTATCACCAATAACAAAAGCTGTTAGTCCTCTAGCCGCATTTAATGAGACCATGTTAGCAATAGCTTCAGGATATCCAGGAGTTACAATTAAATTTGCAACTAATGTATCTGTATCTCTAATACCTTGATTAGTGTCAATAAGTGCTTTGAATGCTTTAACAACTACGCCGCGTTGTGCGTGACGACCAAACTTGCCGCTGCCGTCTTCGTTGTTTCCGACATCATTTACCCAACGTGCAGTAGAATACTTTGGATCCATTCCGCTACCGTCCATTACTGCATCGTTGAATCTTGCGTTCTTACCGTTGTTAGCAGTTAAGTCAATTGCGTTAGCAACGTATCTTTTAACGTTATTTCCACTGCGACGAGTGTTCCATAGACGCATACCTTGTGGATATACTGTAGGATCAGGAGCATCTGGATCTAGATAGTTGCTAGATAACAGGTCTTTAATAGATGCTGGTATTGTATCATATCCATTTGAAGACCAACGAGCATCTGCAAATAACCAACCAGTTGGACTAGTTTGATCTGTTGGATCTTGTTTAACCCACTTAACTAATGCAGTGCTCCACACATATATGTTATGGCCGTACATTTCTGGATCACTAGAATCAACCCAAATATCACCATCAACTAATGGAGTACCGTCACTTTGTCCATCATCTTTTGCAGGAGCAGTTGCACGAATAATCGGGCCTGCTGGATCTGTTCCGTTTGTTGGAGCATAATTTTTATATCCTACCCATGTTGTACCATTGTGTATCATGATATCAACTTCATCTTGTATTGCAGAATACCATGTTGTTCCATCAGCAGGAGCAGTAGTAGGAGCAAGACCAGAAGATACAACTGGGGAAGTTAACAATTCTAAAGGCTTCCAGTTACTGGCTTTTAAGTCGTAATCTGAATATAGTCCTTCTGGGTATAAGTTTGTAGAATATATACCTAATCCGGTATTGTAGAATCCAACGTTAAACAACGGTAAATTTTGACCGTCTGTTAGATAAATGTCGCCGCCTAACTTATGTACTATTTTTAGTACTTTACTTATTGGATCGTAAGATGCAGATACGTTAGTAAGCCCGGCAGCACTGACTGCGGCTGCGAACCCTGCAATGGTAAGACCGGTAGTAGTATTAATGGTTACAGTTTTTACACGAAGTGTTGCACTTCCTGCAATAGTTTCACCAACTGTAAAGCTGTCGCCGTCTGCAAATGTTACGCCAGTTGGTACTGTAGTAGCAATTGTTGTAGGACTAGAAGTTACTCGTCTGTAAATCTTAAAATTTGCAATAGCAGGACTAGTAGGAGAACCTAACGTACCGTCATCGATATTACTTTTAACAAATAGTTTTCCGGCTGGAAGATTGGTACCACCACTGCTATCTAATGAATAAATTGCATTTTTTGACGATGTGTATATAGGAGCAACCGTAGTTGACCATGTATTAGTTACACCGCTGTAGTATTTAACTACCCAATTTGCTCCGCGATCAGGAGTTGTTGTTTTAATATAAACACTTCCAGTAGACGACCCGTCAGTTGCAAATTGTGGAAACGTAAAATGTGGATTAATCGACAATTTAACAGAACCAAACACACCTTTAGTTAATCCTAGAGTTGCTAAACTACCAGTTACTGTTTCGTCTAAATTAATCTTGCCGTCGTAGCCAGATGCATTATTTGAAATAGCAGTAGCATCGGCATATAAGGATAATACATTTCCAGTAACCTTTGCACCAATACCAGCTTGTGGCATTTGAGAATTAATAGCGGTAGCAATTCCTACAGGTGTTATATCTGATAATGTAACCGGAACTGCATTGATATAAATTACTGTACCTGGAGGAACTGTACCAATAGTACCAGTTACTACAGGCCAGCTTGTTTGCCAGCAGTTACTTGTAAATGTAGATCCAACTATTGGAGCGCCAAATGTAGACTCTACACACGATCCTAATTTAACCCACTTGTTACTTTCATTCTTAAACCAGAAAGTAGTTTCGTTGTCTAACGTAATATAGACTGCATACTCGCCGATGTTTCCAAAACTTACTAGCGGAACACCGTTTGAAGAGACGCCTGCTTGATTTTGATCGTTAATAATTAATGGAGTTTTGTTTACAAATAGTTTATTTGTTGCATCCCACTGACCAATACCAAACAATGATGTTTGTGTGTCAATCCAATAAGTTCCGCTCTCTGGGGAGCCTTTTGGCTCTGATGCTGTTTGAACTAATTCGCTTAAATCTACATCAGCGCGAACAACATACGCTCTAGAACTAACTCCAAGTGTGCTGTATGCCGCTTGTAAGCCATATTCGTTTAATTCACCACCGTGTACAGGATTGCTATTAGAATCTGTGTAGAACAGCGGAGTACCGAACGTATCGGTTAAATCGCGTTGACTTGTAATTGTCCATACTTTGCCAAGATTGGCGGCTAGCGTACCAGAAGCAATAGCGCCTGATGGTGAGCTTTTGTTAGCTTTTGTAGCTACAAAAATAATAGGTACAGTACCCGGAATAGCGGTTGTATAAAAACTCTCGTCAATTACTTGTACTTGTACGCCTGGTGAAGTCAATCCTGCCATTTGTTTATCTCCTTAATGGATTATCATTTGTTATATTTAGCGGTTGAGGCAATTTTTTACCGACTTAAATACAATAGGAAAGGGCAGAAAAAGGGCGTGAATGAGGAAACTTTGTAAAAAATGTAATCAAAGGCCGGCGGCTATTAACTATTATAAAGATAGTACTCCTTATTATAGGCGAGTATGCGACCATTGTGCTAGGGGATCAAAAGATGGTATCCCTAAATGGTTTAAGGCCGGGTATCGTAAAAAGACAAAATGCGATAAGTGCGGATTCACGAGCAAATACAAGGAACAATTCAATGTATTTCATATAGACGGTGATTTAGATAATTGTAAAATTACCAATCTAAAAACAGTATGTGCTAACTGCCAGCGCATACTGCACGATCTCAATTTGCCATGGAGACAGGGAGATCTATCACCTGATTTCTGATCGATAAAAACAATTCATCAATTGTACTATCATTAGAAATTGTTACGTCTATATCGCCGCCGACCCATGCAGTTTCGCTAGCATGAATTTTAAGTTGTGCTAGTTTAGCCTTACTCAACGACCAAGTAGAATTTGCGTCAGGACCTTTGTTAGCACTAATTGCGGCCTCATACCATTCAGGATCGGCACCGCGTTTTACTCGTATAACTTTCCCACCTGCATTATGAATTGCTTTGATTTCATTAGGAAATCGCACATCGCTAATAACAATATTATCGGTAGTTTTACGCATCTTATTTTCTACGCTAGCAATCCAGATATCGTCGTGGAACCCTTGACGGCAAACTTCTGTACCCCAGTATTGTAATACCCAGCGAGGAGTAAGTTTGGGCATTTCTAATCGCTCTGCCCACCAAGTATCAACTTCTTCTCGCCATGCCCGGGCTTCCGCAGTTCTACCCTCCAGCAGAACGCGGTCCCAACCAAATACAGCCGCAACCGCGTCTTTTAATGTGTTTGCAAATGAATCACGTCTAAATCCGTGAAAGTTAACTAGGTAGTCTGCGGCAGTATCTTTGCCAGACCCAATAAACCCTACAAAGCCAATAATCATAGTATCCCCCAGGTGATGCTATAATTTACTATAGTTAACTATAATTGTCAATAGTTATGGTTAGCCAACAATGAAAGTTAGTGGTTTTCCGCCATCTTTGTAATTGATTAAATCCATTTCTAGCATTTCCATTTCAGCTTTACCTTCTGCTTTTAGGGCGGTGCCGTTTAGGCTTGTTCCGCCTTGAGGACTTGCAATAGTTTGAAATTTTTCACGAGCATCACCTAGCATAACTTTACAAGTGGCCAGCGCATAATCTTTGAGCCAAATACCTGCATAGGGATCCTGAAATAATGTAAAGTCAGGGCGTTGATTGTATAACCATAATAATAACAGTTCTTCACCCCGAGGACGTTGCATAACTGTTAATTTTTTTGTAGTAGCGTTATATAAAAAATCAATCTCACTACCAAACATTTTTCCAACTTGTTTCTGATAGCTTGCAAATGCGTAGTATGTTGCTAACCCGCCCATATTGCTACTTGACAACAAATAAGTATTTGTGTAAGCCAAATTAAACGGTTCAAATATTGTTCCACCATCACCACCGCCTGTTCTAGATCCAATTGTCCTTCTAAAACACTGACGTACTTCCATTACTTCGGGTGCTAAAATATACTCGTTAGTATCTTGTTGAAGTGTTATAAATCCATAACTTTCTTCAGTACTAGCCTGGCTTCTTTGACGAAATTTTGCCAAAGAACGATCAATAGCAGTATTGTAGTGCTTAGGGTCTAATTCGATGTCAACCATGCCATCGCCTAGCATGTTTTTTATGTATTCAACAACTTGTTGGCGGGAGATTTCAGATTCAGTCATACCAATATTTAGCCATAAATATACTACTATGCCACGCTTATCACTATACCGCCCAGAAAAAGGTAACGATTTTAGATTTATCGATCGTTCAATTAACGAGCAGTTTCAGGTTGGGGGAACGGATATTTTTATACACAAATATCTTGGTCCCGTAAATCCGGCTGAAGGGGAGGCTACACCTAGCGTTCCTACTAATACAAATCCTATTGGAGAGCTAGGAATACAAGATCTTGTATTTTTAGAAAATAGAGACAGACACTACGATCCTGATATATTTCAGGTGCGTGGAATTTATACCATGCAAGACATTGATTTTAATCTAAGTCAATTTGGCTTATTTTTACAGAATGATAATATTATGGTAACTTTCCATTTGTCGTCAACCGTTGATGCAATTGGAAGAAAATTAATGTCGGGCGATGTGCTAGAATTACCCCACTTAAAAGACGAATATGCGTTGGACGTTGACGAAGCGATGATAGCATTAAAGCGATATTATGTTATTACTGATGTTACTAGACCAGCTAGCGGGTTTAGTCAAACATGGTACCCGCATTTATTAAGAGCAAAATGTCAGCCACTAGTTGATAGTCAAGAATTCAAAGAAATTCTTGATGCTCCGGCAGGAGACGGGAATAAAACATTGCGTGATGTTATTTCAACGTATAATCAAAGCATTGAAATTAATAAGGCAATAATTGCCCAAGCAGAAGCAGATGTGCCTATGAGCGGATACAACACAGAAACATTTTTTACTATACCATTAAAAGAGGACGGTACAGTTGACTATGCAGATACGTCAATTGATAATTACACTATTGACGGAACCACGTTAGATGCATCGTCTGTATTAAAAGAACCTACAAAAGATTTATATGTAGGATATATGACCGAAGATGGTATTCCTCCAAATGGTGCACCTTATACATTTGGTCCAAATTTTCCTATATCAAAAGCAGAGGGTCAGTATCACTTACGAACTGACTATTTTCCAAATAGATTGTTTAGATATGATGGAGCACATTGGGTAAAATCTGAAGATAATGTTAGAATGACAATGTCTAATGTAGGATTTGAGGCGTCGGCTCCAACAGGATCGCAACCTAATAAGCCAGTAAGATTGAATCAGAAAAATACATTTGTTAACAACAATAACACAGCTACTATTTCTGGTAAGGTAGTCCAAGAGAAACAGGCGCTATCTAAAATATTAAGACCAAAGGCAGATAATTAATGAGCGACTATTTTTATGACGGGCAAGTAAAGCGTTACCTTACCCAATTTATGAGACTAATGAGTAACTTTAGTTACAAAGACGCCAAAGGACAACTTACTGAGGTACCTGTTCGTTACGGAGATATGAGCAGACAAGTAGGTGCTATTCTTCGAAAGAATAGTGAGAATACTATACAAAGCGCACCGTTTATTGCTTGTTATATAAAAGATTTGCAACACGACAGAAATCGTATGCAAGACCCTACGTTTGTTAGTAAAGTTAGTGTTAGAGATAGAGCAACTGATGATCAAGGAAACTATCTTCGATCACAAGGTAGCGGATATACTGTAGAACGATTAATGCCAACTCCTTATGTAGCAACATTTGCCGCAGATTTATGGACTACTAATACCGATCAAAAATTACAACTATGGGAACAAATTACTGTATTTTTTAATCCAAGTTTAGAATTACAAAGTACAGATAATTATATAGATTGGTCTAGTCTTAGTGTGGTAGAATTAACTAGACAAACTTTTGAATCAAGGACTGTACCTCAAGGTATTGAATCTGATATTAGTATTTGTAATTTAGAATTTACATGTCCTATATGGATTAACCCTCCTGCAAAAGTTAAGAGATTGGGGATTATAACAAAAATTATTTCAAATGTATTTGTGGCAGATTCATTACATGCTGTGAACGAAGCAGGAGCATATTTAGATACTGCGTTAACAGATTTATTTACTGGAGAACTAGCATCTGGCAAAGTAGTTGTTACTCCTGGAAATTATGGATTAATAGTTCTTAATAATTCTGCATCACTAGTAGCAATTAAAGATCCAGGCGGCATAGATGCAATTGATGCGGCATCAGTAGATGGTGCAAAACATAATTGGTTTACTATATTAGATTTATATCCCGGTCAGTTTAAGGCAGGCCTAAGTCAAATTAGATTATTAACTTCTGACAACAAAGAATTAGTTGCGTATGCTAGTCTTAATCCTGTTGATGATTTTTCTTTAGTATTAAATTTTGACACTGATACTGTCCCTAGTAACACAATAATTGATGGCCGAGGTACTGTAGATGCAATTATAGATCCGCACAAATATAATCCTTCTTCTAAGATCTCAGGGTCTAGGTATCTTATATTAGATGACATAAATCCTGATATAGATAATTATGATGGATATAATGGGCCAGAGGCATGGAAAAATATTGATAGAACAGATTTTAGAGCTTCTGCAAATGATATAATTGTTTGGGAAGGCGGAACTTGGTCTATACTTTTCAATAGTGCAGAGACTACTGAAGTTACATATATAACTAATACATATACAGGGATCCAATATAAATGGGATGCAGTTGATGGCATTTGGCAATGGTCAAAAAGCTACGAAGGCATTTATGATCCAGGTGCATGGCGTTTAGTTTTATGAATTCAATAGTTTGTAGTGGCGGGTTATTTTTAACAAAAAAGACAAAAAGGTTCTTATTTTTACTCAGAACACAGGGTAGAACAGCAGGAACATGGGGATTTGTTGGTGGTAAAAAAGAGCCACAGGATCATACACCGTATGATACACTAACTAGAGAAATACAGGAGGAGATAGGAAATACTCCCCCTATACAAAAAATGATTCCATTAGAGCAGTATACTAGCTCGGATCAACATTTTAGATATAATACCTACGTTATTATTGTAGATGACGAATTTATCCCTATATTAAATGAAGAACACTCTGCCTATGCATGGTGTGATTATGGGTGTTTTCCAAAACCGTTACATCAAGGCGTTAAGTCTAGTCTAAACTCTAAATCTGTTAAATCAAAAATTGAATTAATTCTTGAATTAGTTTAGAATGTTCCTGCAGACCATCTGCGCCATGTGTTTTCTGCTACGCACATGTATACGTAAGTTCCATCATATGTAACTTGCCCCATAACTCCGGGACTTGTACTTGTTGTTGGCATTGGTAACGGTAACTCAATTGAGGAGTAGAATTTTTTTGCACCCGAATTTACTGCGGTTGTTTGTACAGAATAAAAGAATGTTCCGGTACTAAACGTACCAGTCGATACAGTAAATGTAGTTTGTACTCCATTACTATCAGTTGCCTTGAATTTTTTACCTGCTGACAATGCGGTAAATGCGGCAATCGGCGCAGAATTTGTAGTTTGAATTCGGAATTCTCTAGTTCCTTGGCCGCTCCACCCGATCTCACCATAGCTACTTTGATTGTCTTGTAACTCCATACTTGTATAAGTTATCGAGTTACTTGCCCCAACAACCACACCATTAACTGTAATACTATTTGATGTTACAGATAACGAGTTATCGCCTAGATACACTGTACTAGAACTTACATATACAGATTTCCATTTTTGTGTTGGAGATCCTAAGTTATATATAACATCTGTTGTAGGCAATATATCGCCGCCAACAGTAATATTTGATCCAACATTTAATGCGCCTCCAATACCAGCTCCGCCTGCTACTGTGAATGCTCCAGTTGCCGTATTAATAGATGCGGTGAGTATAGGAATAGATACGCCAGCCAGAGCAACGTTCATTAATGTATTTGTTAAGCTAGGGCCGTCTTGTAGAACTTTTAAGGTACCAAAGGAAGATACAAGAACAATACCGCTGGTAGACCCGCCTAGTCTAATTGCAGGAGATTGATTAATTAACGTATTTTGTAGATCAATACCAAAGTATGCCGCTGGCAATACTGACGAATTTGACGCAGTTGCTACTACTCTATTAGTTCTAAATGCAGTTCCGTCAAATGTTAAGTTTGCGCTAAATCCAGTTAATCCTATTCCAGTTTGGAAAGGAATTTGATTTGTTGCTCCGCTGGCAATATTAGTTGCTGTTGTTGCTAAGTTTGCAAGGGTTGCTGTATTAGAGTAATTTGCATTTGTTGAGTTACCGTAGATTGTACCACCTACGTATAAATCTCTACCAATACCGACACCGCCAGTAATAACAGCGGCACCAGTTGTGGTACTTACTGAATTAGTAGAAGCAGTTGCTTGTAATGTTAATGCCGTTGCATTATTTCCTACATAAAGTGCTCCACCAATACCGACACCGCCTACAACTTGTAATGCGCCGGTGTTTGTACTTGTGGCTACAACTGCATTGGTTACATTTACTGTTGTAAATGCTCCTGAATTTCTAACGCTAGCTCCAACAGTACCTGTTAATGGACCGTTTATAGTAGTAGCAAATAAATCTCCACCAATACCAACTCCACCAATTACTCTCAATGCACCCGTGATAGTTGACGATGCAATTGTATTACTTGTAAATTGAGCCGTAGTAGATTTTAATAATTTATTAAAAGTCCAACTATCGTCTGAGGCAAAATATAATAACGTTGGCGGAGTTGTTGGACCGGCAATGGTCAATCCTGCGCCATCTGACGCGGCTGCATTTATTGATCCTTTTGATAATAATATATTTTTATCTGTAACTTCTAAATCTACAGTATTAACAAATGTTCTTGTTCCGTTAATTTGTAAATTACCACCAACAAATAAATCTCCACCAATGCCAACACCCCCACTGACTACAAGAGCGCCGTTTGTTGTGCCGGTGCTGGCCGTAGTATTTGAAATTGTTAATGTTGCATTATTGTATGTAAAATCCGGAGAAAATGTTGTTTGACTTGGGGCTGACTGGAACGGAATCTGGAATGTTCCACCACTTAACAAATTAGTTGCAGTTATAGAATAAGCCGCAGTAATAGCCGCAGTAGTTGTCCATACTGGAGTTACTCCGTTACTTACTAAAATAGAACCAGTTGATGATATTGGTAAAAATGCAGTTGTTGAAGTTCCGGACTGGTATACTAATGAACCTTGTGTGCCACCTTGTAAATTAATTGCTGTAGTAGAAGTTGACACGACTCCAGTTATTGTACCCAAAAATAATGCAGATCCGTATACTGTTAAGTTGCCCCCAACCTGAAGATTTTTTCCAATGCCGGCGCCGCCATATACAACTAAATCTCCGGTACCGGTACTAGTTGCTTGATTCTCTCCAACTAAAAATAGTCGATCTAAAACATTATTAAAATCACGGCGCCAAGTATTAGTTGCACTACTGTATATATACTTAATATTGTTTATAACTGCTTTGTCGCCGTTTTGTGGATTTAATGGAAATGACATGTTTATGTTCCTAAATTATCTAATAACGCATTCAATTAATTGATCTTCACCGTTTTCTAGTGCAAACGCAAACGGTTCTTTTCCATTATTAATTGTCCATGCTCGACCGTCGGTAGATGGCCACAAAGGATCACCTTTCTTAACAACGCCTGTAATTTTTACTGGAACACGACCTAATAGTGCAATAGCCTGTCCTTCTGAATCAGTATTCATTAAGTAAGCAGGTTTTTCACTAATAACACCTAGTACATAATCGTTGTGATTATCAACTATTGTTGCTTCAAATTCTCCTCCAACTTTAACTAATGTGCCTACAGAATATTCTTTATCAGTTAGATATTTTTCTGCAACGTCAGCGTATCTTGCAGATGTTGCTTCACCGTTGAATACTCTAGCATATACATCTTTGTTGCCACCTACGCCTACGTATAGATCGGCAGCTCCGAGAGTGTAGTTTGCTCCATTATAGTACAAATATGTACCTTGAGTGTCTGGTCCAAATCTAACAATACCTTGAGCACTTCCTGCAAGAGACGGCACATTGGTTCTTAGAGCTGGGACACTTAGATATGTAGTATTTTGGTCGTAGGTAAAATTAGCACTAGTAGTTAATTTATTAGATGGGTCTTTATACAATACCTGGTTAGCTTGTCCAGTAGCGCCTAACGAATTATCGCCAGTACTACCTTGCCATCCAATTACGCCCTGACTACCTATAACTCCGGTACTACCTTGATAACCAAACTGTCCTAGACTACCTTGATACCCTGTTACACCTCGGCTACCTGTAAAGCCTAAACTACCTTGATATCCTGGATCACCTCGTAAACCTTTGTCACCTATACTACCAGTCCATCCTAAGCTACCTTTATATCC